ATTATTTGTATTGGCAATATTTTTAACAAGATCTTTTAATTCAATAAAAGACATTTCAGTTAGCTGTACTGTCTTTTTGGAGACAGGTAAATTAACTGAATAAAGAAATTTTGACATGTAGTTATAATACTATACAAAGTATTAAAAGCAAGTACTATAAATTGCTCTTCTTAAACGGCTTAGCTATGTCTAAAAGACTTGCAATAGCATTCAAGGCAATAGGTGTACCGACCGTGTAATTTGAGTATGTCCAGAGAGTACGATAGGTTTGTAACTTCTCTGTTTCATAATCAAGTGTTTGTTCGGAAACATTATATGGAACGCAATTATGGAATACCCATGATTTTCTTGGTAGCATTGAAATGCCGGCATTAGATCTTGTATACTCTAATACTCTCATTGTAACTTTAATATTCTTTGGATCAATACTGCCTGATACATCGCCAGGTCGTGCTGCCATGCCAAAGTGAGCTCCTAAAATAACCCACGGTCTTACTACAAAGTCAATAAACGATGTAGTTGTTTCTTTAAATGAAATGTTTAATGTAGGTGCTTCAGCTGTTCTATTACTACCGAGTACACCAGGTAAGAATCCCCTGTTATTTGCTACAGCAATTCCCTCTACGTTAAATTGCTCTGAAGGTATTGTAACTTCGTGGGCAAACCAACAACCAACTAATTTCTGGTTATTATAATTTGTTAATATTTCTTTTGCCTGATCAATGTCAAATCCTGATTTATCACCGTCTACACGTTCTAAACTCTGTAATATCTGCGTAGTAAGACTTGCAGGAAATCTATCAATAAGCACCACCCACTGGGTGGACATAGGTATGGCAGTATTCCATACCGTAGTTATTTGATTTAAGAATACATCTCGTGGAAATACACCGCCTGCTGATGAATAACCTGCACCATCATTTTTACCAATAAAGCTCTGGGTTACAAGCGAAGCTATCGGAGCTGCAGCTGCTATACCTGATCTAGCTGAATTAAGTGGATTATTAATACTCACCTAATTATTTAAGCTTGTTTGGTATTAGAGGTGACCCTGGGCTGGTGGTAAGGTTGCTGTTGTACTGATTAGGTTGCCTGCTGATTCACCGCCAATAGGTGATGTACGTATGAAGTAGTGGTAAGCGAGGGTAACAGTAAATTCAACTGTTTGACCTGTACCAGCTGCCATTGTATAATTGATAGGGCCAACATTACGTGGTGTTACACCGTAGAGAACGTATGTAGCAACAACATTATTTTGATTGTCAAGCTGGGCGAGAGTAATTGTAGCATTTCTACTTGGTGTATTATATTGACCTGTACTTGACTGATCATCAAATACCCAACGTGACCAATCCTCGAACAAACGACGGATACCAGATGCTTGATCAGCGTAGAAGGTAATTGAATATCCAGTACCATCAGGGTAAATTGCATTACCAGGAAGGTTAAAATTCAATCCCATGTACGGAACAGGAACGTTTGTGATTTCACGAGCTGGAAGAGCTGCTGACTTAGCATACACTAAGAGTCCTCCATCAGACATTGTATAAGCTCCGCCTCCATCGCTTGTTATTTCAAGAATACGGAAGTTAAAATCACGCGAAAAATTGTAATTTGTCGCCTGTGTATAAAACCCTTGGATTGTTTGTGCTGTTTGTGACATAAGGTGTAATTATTTATTCGTTAATTGATCTTTTTAAGCTACGATCTCATTGAAGCTTGTGCTTGTTTGAGTTGCGTAGAAGTTAACTAAGATAAATTCTGCTGTTCTAACTGGTTTGAGATAGATATCAACAATTAATTCGTTTTGATCAATAACTGCTGGTGTATTGTTTCTCTCGTCGCAGACGATCAAGTAATCGTAAACACCTTGTGTATTCTTTGCATAATCAAAGATCGGTGTAATTGTATTAACAAGACGTGTACGTGTGAAGAGTGTGTTTGGCTCAAATACGAAGAACTGACAAACTGCATTTGTCTGAACCTCGAGAGTCAAGAACAATCTACGTACATTAATGCGATCGAAGGCACTTGGTTGCTTTAATGCTGTCTTCTGACCGTAGATTACATATCCTTCATTAGGGAACTGAGCTACGGGGTTAAGACTGATTGTGTAAAGCTGGTCACGTTCCTTCTGCTTTGGACTATAACCGATATCAAGGATACCAGATACAATACCGCGTGTAAAGCCAGCTGGAGCAAACCATGGCTGGAAGTTGCTATCTGTTCTTGCCATTGCAGCTGCAGCAAAGCCTGAGAACGGAACCCAAACCGGTTGCTGTGAAGCATTATCATATACCTGTACAACGTTTGCATAAACTGCTGTATAACTATTATTGAATGATGCAAACTGGTTACGTAATGGCCAGTAGATATTGAGTGAGAAGTTATTATTAGGGTTAGCTAATGTCTTAACACCTGGTGTTGGACCTGTTACAAAGATGTTTGTAAGAGGATCAGCAATAAAGAGGTGATCCTTACGAACGTTAGCAGCAAAGTTAATAAAGTTCTGTGCTACAGCGTTGTAGTCTGTTACAATTTGTGCTGGTGTTGAAGGATTCTGTGCTGTAAGGCTTCCAAAGTTATTACTAATGTTTGGTGTACCGTTGTTATAACCATAGCCGTTTGAATACGGAACAGTATCATCGAAATACCCTGGGGTATTTGGATTACCATTTGCGTTAGCATAGATTGTACCGAGACCTGCTTCAGTTACAATTGATAATGGCCAGATAGCTGGATCTTCAAGGTAACTTAACATTGTACTAACCTTTGTAGGTACACTTCCAATTGACTTAACTGAAAGATCCTGAGCTGAATAGTCACCAAGAGGGTAGAGAGCATCAGTTGAACCGAGATTACCGAGTAGTGCTGCATACTGACCGGAAGTTGCTCCAACGCGGGTGTAGAATGTATCTGCAGTATATTGATATGCACCAGATAATGCAGATGCTGAAGTATAAACACCAATTGTATCATTTGAAAGAGGATACTGACGTGCGTTATTCAAGAGACGTACATTCTTATTTGGTACACCTGAGAGGTTTAACCATGTTGATGAATACTGCTGTGAAATATATGGATTAATAATTACTTGAACATTCTTTGAATTATTTTCAATATTACCGAAGAAGAATGAAAGCGGTGACCCACCGGTCGGATTGTTGATCTGACGATAGTAGTCAAATGACCCAACATAACTTTCGGAGAGTACATAGTCAAGTGCAATTGTGTTTGGAGCAAACACTGATTGACGCAACTTAAAGAGACCAAGAGCAATGGAGTCGTTAAAGTTTGACTGAGAAATATCAAATGATGGAATTGCTTCCATTACTTGTGAAACACTGCCGTTGGTTCCATAACCTGCTGCAGCTGAAAGCGGGAAGTTAAGTCTCTGTGAAGGTATCGTTACATAATTACCTGGTGTGTATGCTGAGGTATAAGAATTAACTGTAAGTACAGAGTTAATATCGTTGAATGGTGTTGAAGGATATAGGTTTGTATTATCAATCAACCCAATATAATTACCTTCAAAACGTGTATTGATGGCGTTTTGTGATTTATTGAGAATAATAATACCAGCGTTACCAAAGCCTGAAAGAGCTGCAGGACTAAATGCTGTAACAGGTGATGCAGTGAGTGATCCTGTATTAGCAGCATCAGATGCAGATAGCCACGTAAATGCAGATCCATTGAGAATATTAAGATATTGTTGCTGTGTTAAGCGAACGTGTGAAGGTGCACCAAAGAAGTATGCACCGTTGGTAATTGCAATATTTGTACCAGTTACGGGTAAGGTAACAATTGCTGTTGCAGGGATGCCGGTAAGAGCAGGGGTATTAATACCCGAAAGGCTTGGATATGCAAACAAATATGCAGCTGAAAGGTTTTGATTTATGGCGGGGGTTGAAGATAATGTAACAGAGCTAGCAACACTACCCCAATAACCAGTAAGAGTAGCTATTGAAGCCACCGGGTAAATGAGTGCACTATATTGACTTGAATAATCAACACCAGCAGCACTACCATAAGGAAGACGGTAGGCAACAACGTTAGCTGGTGATTGAAATACGGCGTTAGCTGTCTGATAAAAATAACGTTCAGCAGCGTTAGTAGGGAGACCGAAAATTTGTTCCCAATCGGAGATTGTACTAACTGTAATAGGTTCAGATGAAGGGCCCTTGGGAGCGAAACCAGGGATTAAAACGGTTGTTGGTGGTACTCCGGGTGCTGCAAGAGATAAATCAACTTCGCTAATCTGTACGCCCGGGCTTTGAATTGTAAGTGCCATATAAAGTATTTATACTCTATGGAAAATATTTTTGCAAAAATTAAAGATCTTCAGACCAAATTAATGGTGTAGCTATAAGTTGAGAGTATTCAAAAGTGAAACTTGATTCTAATTCCGTAGCGTCTCTATAATTGTAGTCTATACCCTCTAAAGC